TTGCTGACGCAACGACCGCCGCCACCGCTGGTTTCAAGGTGTCGGGCTCGGGCAAGAACGACGTGTACGCCACGCTGATCTTCGCGGCTGAAGCCTACGGCGTGTGCCCGCTGTCCGGTGAGGCGATGTCCACCATCGTCAAGCCGCTGGGCTCTGCCGGCTCGGCCGACCCGCTGGACCAGCGCTCCACGGTTGGCTGGAAGGCCACGACCACGACCCAGATTCTGAATCAGTCGTGGATGTACCGCCTGGAAACCCTGGCGACCCTGTAATCCATAGCGCCCACCTCAGACGTGGGCGCGCTCTCAAGGAAAAATCATGGCCTTTTCTGTCAACACGCAAGTCAACTCGAACGGGGTGATGCAGTTCGCCACCGGCAACATCACCACCGACGGTGCCGCTGCTGCTGCCGCAACGCTCACGCTGGGCTTTTCCCCCCGCGTGGTTCGCTTCCACAACGTCACCGACCGCATCAGCGATGAGTGGTATTCGGGCATGGCTTCTGCCAGCTCGATCCACACCGTTGCGGCCGGCACGCGCACGCTGGAAACCACGAACGGCATCGCTGTTTCTGGCAATTCCGTCACCCTGACCGCGACCACGCTGGTGGCGTCCAAGGTGTACGTCTGGGAAGCCTACGCCTAAGCGGCCGTCCCTCAACCCCCGAAGGCCCGGCTAACCCCGGGCCTTTTTACTTGGAGAACCCATGAGCGAAGTGATGGAAAAAGAAGTCAAAGCCAAGAAGCCGGGCTTGCGCAAATGGAAGATCACCTTCCACGGCGAGGGTGGTGATGTGGAAATCGGCCACAACGCCAAACTGAACGTCTACAAGCGCAACGTCGAGACGGTGATTGACGAGCATTACCTTGGCGTCCTGAAAGACGCGGTGATCTACACCATCGTGGAAGACGATCAGGGCAGACGCCGCAACGTCACGATCCCGACCATCAGCTATTCGCTGGGCGAAGAGGTTTTCAACGACACCTCCCGCACGCATTCGGTGGTTGAGGCGCGGTAATGGCTACCACCTGGACGCTGCTGGCGACTGATGTTTGCACGGATGCCCTCCAGCATCTGGGCGTCCTGGGCGAAGGCGAAACCATGTCCGCAGCGGACGCCCAAGTGGCGTTGCGCGGGCTGGATGTCGTCCTCAAGGAGCTACCCATTCACGGCTACACCTGGCCCAAGCTGTCGGCGCAGAGTGCCCTGACGTGGGCCAGCGTGCAGACCTTCACCCTGCCGACCGACTACTACGGCAACTTGATCGCCTGGCAGACGGTCAACGGCCAACTCTCCCCGCTCACGCAGATTCCGCACGCAACGTGGGTCCAGATGACCGACCGGAGCGCGACGGGGACGGCGAGCCATTTCTACATCAGCCCGTCCAACGTCTTCTACGTCTGGCCGCTTCCTTCCACCGATCCGGGGCTGTATGTGCAGTACCAGAAGATCGTGGACGACGCCGCACTGGCAACGACGCCCGATGTCCTCCAGACCATGAAGGGGGCGCTCGGGTACGGGGTGGCAAGCGAAATCTGCCTGAAGTACGGAACCCCCCAGCCCCTGAGGCTGGAGATTGCCCAGCGCTGGACGGCCAAGCGTGACCGCTTCATCGAGCACGCGATCCCCTCTGGACCCATCTCCTTCGAGGTTCAGGAGTGAAGATTCCATTCATCGGCCCCTCTTACGAGGCCCGCAGCCTCAACGCAAACGCGCAGAGGGCGGTGAATTGCTACCTGGAGATGGACCCGACGAGCCCCAACGCACCTGTGGCCTTGTACGGAACGCCTGGCCTGATCCTGCGCGGAACCATCCCCGCCGCGCCGATTCGTGGTGGCATTGCGATGGGCGATTACGCCTACTTCGTCGCGGGGATGAGCGTCTACCGCGTCGATGCTGCGTACACCTCCGTGCTGCTGGGCTCGATTGGGACCGCTTCCGGAGCTGTGTCCCTCGCGCAGAACGGGACCGAGGTCTGCATCGTTGACGGGGATTCGGGCTGGCTGGCGACGGAAACGGCGGTGACGCGGATCACGGACGTTGACTTCCCCAACGGGGTGACGCGGGTCACGACGGTGGACGGGTATTTCATCGCAACGGGGAAGGCCAATTCCGAGGCGTTCTACATCAACGAAACCCCGAGGGACGGAGCCAGTTGGAACGGGCTGGACTTCGCCTCTGCCGAAGGTTCACCGGATTACACCATCGGCTGCACCTCCACGAACCGGGAGTTGTGGCTGTTCGGCAAGGACTCGGCCGAAGTCTGGATCAACACCGGCAACGCGGATTTCCCCTTTGAGCGCTCGTCCAACGCTTTCATCGAGTGCGGCTGTCGTGCGGCCGGGACGATTGCCGCGATGGACAACACGGTGTTCTGGCTCGGCTCCGGCAAAGAGGGAGCCGGGATCGTCTACAAGGCCGAGGGATACACCCCCCGCAGGATCAGCAAGCACAACATCGAGACGGCGATTGCTGGTTACGGTGATGTGAGCGACGCCTACGCCTTCACCTACCAGTTCGAGGGCCACTCCTTCTACGTGCTGGTGTTCCCGGCTGCGGACCATACCTGGGTTTATGACGCAGCGACGAACGAATGGCACGAGTGGCTGTGGAGAAACCCGAGCACCAACACGCTGCACCGGCACCGGGCGAGTTGTTCGGTCTTCTTCAATGACGAAGTGTTGGTTGGGGATTGGGAAAACGGAAAGCTCTATGGGTTGGACGTTGACACGTTCACGGACGCAGAAGACCCAATCCTGCGCTTGAGGGCATCGCAGACCGAGAACAACGAGGGCAAGCGGCTGTTCTTCTCCCGTCTTCAGGTGGACATGGAAACGGGCGTGGGGTTGACCAGCGGGCAAGGGTCCGCTCCCATCTTGATGCTGCGCTACTCCAACGACGGCGGGCATTCGTGGAGCAACGAGCACACCGCAGGGGTCGGGGCGACGGGTGCTTACGGCACGCGGGCGATCTTCAACCGGCTGGGCTCGGGAAGAAACCGGGTGTGGGAAATCAGCATGACCGACCCGGTGAAGTTTGCGGTGTTCGGTGCGTTCGTTGAGGCGGCGTCCGAATGACCGCGCTGAACCTGTTCGCAGCTCGGGCGCGGTTCGTCAACGAGAACGGCACGCTCACCACGGAGGCGATGAGGGCGCTGCAAAACCTCAACTCCCGGGTGTACGGGGCCGATGCAGGGACTTCGGAGGACTTCTCGCAAGCCTTCGGTGGCGTGTCGCAGCAGCAATCTGCGGATGCGGACCTGTTGCAAGGCGCAGTGACTCCGGGGGAGGAACCGATTGCCTTCCAGGCTCCGGGGCCTGCGGATGTCAGCCAGGAGATGTTCCAGCCGTGGTTTCGCCCCTTCGGTCTGGTGGATAGCCCGACGTTCTCCGGCGTGATCTACCGGGCGGCAGCTTCTCCGACGAGCAAGGGTGTGGCCGCCACGCTGACGGCAGCGGAAATGCTGGTCAAGCGGATTACCTATACGGGACCGGCGGCGAACCTGACGACACCGACCGGGACGACCTTGGCGGCGGCGATCTTCGGCGGTGGCTTGCCGCTCGATTACGAGTTCGTGTTTTCCATCATCAACACCGGCAGCGGCACCGCAACGCTGGTTGCGAATACGGACGTGACCATCGTGGGCTCGGCGGCGGTGGCTGCGGGTTCTTCCGGCCTGTTCGCTGCCCGCAAGAGTGCGGCGACCACCTTCATTATTTACCGAGACGCATAAGACATGACCACTCTCCGCAAACGCATGGCCTCGGTCGAACTGACGACCGCCGCCGTCACGATGTACACCTCGCCCACCAACAACCGCGCGCAGGTGGCCGCTTGTTCGGTTGCCAACAAGACCGCGACGGCCCGTTATGTGACCGTGACCCTGACCCCATCGGGCGGGTCGGCGTTCAACTTGGTCTATCAGGTCGTTGTCCCGCCGAACCAGCAGATGACGCTGTACCCGGTGGTGGGCCAAGTGCTGGAGGCGGGCGACATCATCAAGGCGCTGTGTGAGGCGAACTCCGCAGTGGATTTCAACATGGGCGGATACGAGACGTACTGATGCAAAGCTTTCAGAAGGTTGCAGAGGGCGTCGATACCCTCCCGGTTCTGCTGGCCCTCCAGCGACAGCCAGAGCTTTGGGGGCAGAACGCAGAGCGGGCCTATTCCGATGGCTCTCCGCACACGGGGATGAAAGACATCTGGGTTCGCTACAACGACCGCCGCCCGTTTGACGAGGGCAAGCGGGCGATGTCCGAGTTCAACGACGAACACGACAGCGTCTGGTATCCGTGCGCCGCCAAGCTACCCGAACTGCGGCCGATCCTGTTTGGCCTGATGGCAAGGGTGGAGGGTGAGCGTCTCGGCGGAGTGCTGATAACCCGCTTGCCTGTCGGGGGCCGGATCGATGCCCACACCGATGCGGGTTGGCACGCGGGCTACTACGACAAGTATTACGTGGCCTTGAAAGCCGAGCCGGGCACCGCGTTCTGGTTCATGCCAGAGGGTGCCGACAAGCCGGAAGTCATCCAGCCGAAGACCGGCGAGATTTACCAGTTCCGCAACGACATTCCGCACGGGGTGAGCAACGACAGCTCGGACGAGCGCATTGCCATGATCGTCTGCATTCGGCACACCAAGCCATGAGCGAGATTGACGCGATCCTCGGCATTGCCCACTACTTCAGTGGCCGCGAGTATGCAAAGAAGGCCCTGCTCCAAAAAGGCATGTGTGCGCAGCAGCATGTCCATGATTACGACCATCTGAGCATCTTCTCCGGGCATGTGTTGGTGGAGGTTGATGGTGTGGCGCAGGAATACAAAGGCATTGACTGCCTGACGATTGCCGCTGGCAAGGCGCACAAGGTAACCGCGCTGGAAGATTCGGTGTGGTTTTGCATCCATGCCACCGACGAAACCGACCCCGAAAAGGTCGATGACGTGATTCTGAACAAAGTCGAGGGGAGCTAACTATGCCGTGGGCAGCAGCAGCAGCAGTGGTGGGGGCTGGAATCAGCGCGTATGCCTCAGGGAGTGCGGCTGACAAGCAATCCGAGGCGGCGGGTGATGCCAACGCGCTTCAGAAGTACATCTTCGACCAGCAGCAGGCCAATCAGGAGCCGTGGCGGCAGGCTGGTATCGGTGGACTGAACCAGCTTCAGTACCTGATGGGGCTCTCCACAAACGGTGCCGGTGGCGGGACTGCGCCGAAGGTGGAGACGGAGGCCGAACTGCGCGCCCGCCTGTCTCCCCGGTTTACCTCCACCAGCATCACGGGAGCGCCAGGCTCCACGGTCGTGTCCCCGTGGGGCAACGGTGGAAACCTACCGAATGACGGCCAGATCAATCAGGCGCAGCAAACCACCAGCGTCGATCAAGTCAAGCTCAATGCCGCCATCCAGGCGCAGATGAAGCAGCAGCAGACCGCGCTGGATCGGTACAACACGCAAGCCCAAGCAGCCGCAGGGAAAGACCCGAACTACGGCTCGCTGATGGACAAGTTCGGCATGTCCGACTTCCAAGCCGATCCGGGTTACCAGTTCCGGGTGGAAGAGGGGCAGAAGGCCGCAGAGAGGTCCGCTGCGGCGCACGGCGGCTTGTTCTCCGGCACGGCCATTAAGGACGCGATGCGCTTTGGACAAGGTCTGGGCGCGCAGGAGTACGGCGCGGCGTTTGACCGCTTCAACGTGCAGAACGCGAACACCTTCAACCGGCTTGCTTCCATCTCCGGCATTGGCCAGACGGCGGCGAACCAGACCGGCGCGGCGATGCAGAACTACGGCAACAACGCGAGCAACAACATCCTGGGGGCGGGGAACGCGCAGGCTGCGGGGTATGTCGGCGCGGCCAATGGAATCTCTGGCGGGATCAGTCAGGGTAT